TGCCAACCAAGTTGAACTCTATCTGCCGAACCGATCATGGCTGCTTTTAATTCATTGATTGATGATAATAGTTTTTCTTGTTTATCTGATGATTGTCCTGCTGTAGTATATAAACTTTTATTAATAATTGATAATTTTTCTAAAACTTTATCACTTCCTGCTGGATCAATCTTATCAAGAAGTTTATCGACTGGAGTTACAACTTCAGCAGCATGAACTTCAATCATACCACCTTTTTTAATGTAACCACCTTCTTGTAGTTTAGGCGCAGTTGCAGCACCAAGATTTTCTGATTGTTTTTTCTTGAATACGTTTCCTAATGATTCACCTGCTTTTGATAATGTACCACTAACTTGATCTTTTATTTTTTTAGCAGATTGTTGGAAAACATCTGTTTCCATAAACTTGGCAGCAAAATAACCAAACAAAGGAGTTGCTCTAGACATTGCCATAACCATTGAATTTTGTTTATTAACACTTATGTCTTCACCAATTGCTTTTCCATATTGACCTATAGCTCCGGCAGTTGCTTTTGCCGTATCAGAGGTAATAGTCGCTACACCCACAGATAAATTTTGAATTGTTTTACCGAGACTTTTTACAACTCCATTATATGCGGCAGCAGTTTCATTTGTAAATTCACTTTGTTCTATGCTCAACTGTTGCATTAACTTTTGTTGTTCATTTGTTAGTGAATTAATTTCTGATGAAACTTGGAGGCGTTTTTTATCTTGATCTTTAATCATACCATCTACTCTATTATGAAGACTATTGATTCGCTTTGCTCTATCTCTTCCCCCTCCACTTGGTGGTTTTTTGTCCGCCATTTAGTTATCTCCTTACGATCTATTACTCTATTTATTTTGATACATGCTAAGTATATCTACAAACCCTTGCATTTCTCCAATGTTATCTTTAACATGTTTCATTATACCTTCATTCGATATATCATTCATAGCACCTGTATTACTTGCAATGATAGCAGACATTTCTGATGAAATTTGTGTAAACTCTTGCGATCCAATTAACATCGGTGGATCGTATTTTCTAACATACATAACAACAGACGTTGCAAGCACAAGATCATCGTGACATCCTGAATCTGCTTCAACACGTCCACTTGTTTTTGTTACCAATCCTGCAATTTCTAATGCCAATCTTTCTGATTTAACACATTCAGGATATTGGGTAATATATGAATAAAGTGCATCTATCATTAATGGTCTAGTTTTTGAGTTTGTTGAAAGTCCTGGTAATATAGTTTGCTTCCCACGTTTTTCTTTATAAATCATATGCCCAAACTCACTATAATTTAATTGTTCAACAACCTGATTTCCATATGAGTTTGATTCTATAACAATTAACCCTGGATATTGAGCTGCTAATACTTTTATAATTTTTACATAATCAAGTACTTTACATTTTCCTTGATATTCCGCAACTTGTTCAAGTGTTTCATAATCCCAAACAGTAGCGGCAGATTTATCCTCTCCATGTTCAGGAGCTGTATCAACTCCTATTATATAGTATCTACCCGGTATTGCATTTGCAAATTTCCACAATTCTCCATTAAAAAGTTTTGTAATCTCCATAGGTTTCTGTGCTGCATCTTGAACTTTCTCAACAGTTTCTGGTTCAAAGAATGATCCTTCTGCTGGTAAGAATTTCAGTTCCAATTCCTGAGCAATTTTTCTAGTATCATTATCAAATAATAAACATTGAGTTTTATACCAATCCTTATCTTCAGCTAACTCAGGAATACTTTTCCAGTGAATTACGAATGGTTCAAAAATATCATCTCTTGATACAGCACTCATATATCGTTTGAAATACCATTCACCTATACCAACTGTTTTGTTTGGAGTTGAAAGGACAACAGTACCGTATGGAACATTTGCTTTCTTTGCTTGCATCTGATTCGTTGATAATGCTGGTACCAAAGAAGTCCAAGCGGTATCAATATGATGAACGAATGCTGCCTCATCAATTACTAAGAATGTCAATGCCTTACCACGAAGAGTTTTATCTGGTGCATTAGGATTAACTGGAGATGCAAATACCTTCGAACCATTTGTTAAAATAAATGATTGTTCTGTTCTTTTTGCAAACCCTCTTCCCAAAACTCCCTTTGGAGGTTTCATCCAATCAGGTAATTTTTCAACCATTCCACGAATAGCTCTAGCAAAGTCAGTAGCTTCCTTACCATCTTTTGAAATGATGCCAATAACGGCATTATCAAAGAAGATTGTTAACCATGCAGAATATGCCTGAATGATTGTTGATATTCCAATCTGTCGACTCTTTAAAACAAGTACATAATGTTTTTCTTCAACTAAATTAATAAGTTCAACCTGTTTTTGATATGGTACTAAGTTAACATCTTTTCCCGGTATTTCAATGAGAATATATTTGCTACAAAAATATTGAAAATCAGCCTTACATCTCAGAAATTCGGTGACATATTCATCTGCAAGATCTTGAACATCCCGAGGTGATATCATTTTTTTAGATGTCATACTATTCTCCTTTATATTTTGTTCTGAAAATTAGTCGAGCTCTATGCTATATTAATTCTTTTTGTTTGTCCTATTGAGATTTATTTGAGCTGTAGTTGCCCACTGAGTTCCTTCTCTTTCAAAGTGAAGTATCGAACTCCATAAAATATATTTACCTTCAAAATCTTGATATTCAATTGTACTTGGTTTAAATTTTACACACTCTCCTACATTGATAAGATTTAAAACTGGTAAGTTTCTTTCTATGTTTAATGAAATACTTGAAAGATCAGATACACTTCTACCGTATCTAGATTTAAATTGAGTGAGGTCAGTTTCATATCCTGTATCCTCATTATAATATATGGTTCTATTAGCCATTTTATCAATAAATAGATTTTTATTTTTAATTTTATTGCTAAAATATAATGAATTTTCTTTAGCAATTGAATCAAGATCGAAAACTAACATTGATGAAATTGTATCTTTTGGTCTTACAAGTTGATGAATATATGAACCTGTATCGGCAAATCTTGCATTACCAGAATATGATGTACTAACAGAATCATATGTATAAAAAACGTTTCCAAGATTATCTGCATCATCATATATCTTTTGAGCAAGTTTAGACTTTCCTGATGAAGATGATAATTGATAAACAGTAAATGCTTGATTCATACCCATTTTACTTGTTAGATTTTTAATATATATTTTATTATCATATTGACAAAAGACACCAGGAGTCCCTGAAAATAAACCAAATCGTTGATCTAAATACCCATCAAATATATCTCCTCCATTCTTATTGTATTCTTTAATAATTTTATAAAGAGACATTGGAGGAACACATACTTGATCAATTACTGTTGTATTCTGTCCAAATGTATCATATTCAACTGTTGCTCCAGTGTCAGATACTAAAGATGAAATAACAGAATTTAAATTTTCACCAATGAATACATCATTTACTAAACTTGCCATAGTTTGAAATGGTTTTCTTACGATGGTTGTTATTTGAAATGGAGTTCTAACTTTTTGTGTTGTACTTATTAGGTTATCCATTGTCATTAAGGTTATATTAGATGTTAAATACATTAGTTCCATTTCAATACTTGGACCTGGAAACCCTTCTTCCCTAGTAAGAGTTATTGTTAATTTAATCGGTTCGCCTCCGAATATATCTTTTAAGATAACATCAGTTGGATCTAATAAAAAAGTTATATCAAGCACTTGATATGCTGTGCTTAAAGAAGATGTCATTGTTATATCTATAACATCATTAGTATAGTCTAAATCTTTTATTTGAACTTTAAGAACATATAACTGATTCGCCACATATTGTTTTTCTGTTGGTTTCTCTGGCATCTTACTATCATCCTTTATTTTCTTTTTTGTTCCAAAAAAAATGGAGGGTTACACCCCCATTTTAAAATACCGCACTACGATTGTTGAAGTCTTTCTAAGACCTCATACATTCGTGTGGGTATGACAAGTACACTCTCTGCTGCATTTTCAAGTAACCTTTTTACATTAAGGTTGGGTTCGAAACTACTATATCTGACAATTGCTAAAAACATTTGCCATGCTGAAGGCAATGACGGGTCTTCTCCTTCAGCCGCCGGATTCATTTCTGTTAATATAGCAGATATTTCCTTCCTTCTATTTTTTCCAATCCCTTCGATAATGTCCATAGTCCCGAGCATTTCTTGTTCAGTTAATGTACTATTGAAACTGTTGGTTATCATTTCTATAATACTTCCTGAAAAGACTTGCATGTATGATGAAACGGCTGATGCCATTTCAGTTCTTGAATCGACAATATGAACCTGTCTCATCTCTCCGAGACTAAAACCGAAGATTACTTGTGTGCCGTGTACATGTGTTGCAATACCAAAAGATAAACTTGCAGCTTTTGTTCCATCATAACTGTTTTGAACAATCATAACTGGGAGTACATCTCCTGCGTTCGGTACATGTTGTGAACTTTGTATAATCAATTCATTTCTCATTCTTGTGAGATTCTGATTGAAAATTATATTTTCTGTTAATACTGGCATTCCAACTTCTTGAACTGCAGTTCTGATTCTTTCATTTAAAACATCGTTCCCCATGAATTGATATAGTTGAGACACAATCCCACAATAATTATAATCATCATCATCGGGTGCCTTTGAATAAATTGCCATTAAAGGAACTTCTTGTCCATCAGTTGCATGAAGAAATTCACGCCTCTGTATATCAAGAAGCATTGTTACTAATTGACGATAAACTATTTCAGAATATCTATCATTATAAATATACAGTCCTTTATGTGCTTCCGCTGTCAATCCCATCTCTTCCGCTCTCTCGCTGAATGGTGTTCTCATTAGAGTTTCCTCCTTTCTTTTTTAATACATTATTTATTACTTCACATAATTCAATTTTCAGGTCTTCTTGAAACATATCTAACCTTCCCCGAAATATCATTCTACAAAGCATATCCATCATTACATCAACTGATTTATTCACATCTATATTATACAGCTTTGGTTGATATCTGTGTTTTATAATATTTAGATTTTGACGATGATCTAATGATATAACTATATCTCCCTGATAAAGATTCATTGATGGTGATGTAGCTATTGATTGAGGGGTTCTGAATGATTTTGTTAATGTATTATGATTAAATGATAATTTCTTAGTCATTATACCCTCCAGGCAAAGAACCTCATATAAATATCACGACCATCAAAATTAAATCGTTCCTCAATTTGTTTTGGATCAACTTTGAATCTTTTTTCACGTTCCCAAAATTTCTTTGCTCTATATGGAGTCCATATTGAAGCGTGTGGGCATGAAGGTTCATTTAACAATTCAGTTGTTAATTCAGTATTCCACCCAGTAAAATCATTATACTGCCCGAATGATCCTTTTTCAAGGTTGATTTCTTCATCTAAAATCATATGTGCTAATGTTTTATAGTTTGGAACTATAACATCAATCATTGCATTTTTACGTGCGACTGTTGATATTAAATATATGAAATAATCTAATTGTGTAAATGATACATGCTCAAGGAATCTATAAATCACAATACGATCAAATTGAAGTATGGTTCTCTCCATAAATTCAAATATATCTGTATTACAAAATTCCTGTCTGGAAAGTGCATCGGGATCTTTTGCCCATTCGATTACTTCTCTTTCAATAGTTTGTGGAGTTGTGTCCGTATAATATGATGTATCAATGTTTACTGTGTATGATGGAATCATTTCATCGTCCAATATAGTTGGTATTGGAGAAAGTTTTCCGCCTGCGATATTTAATATTAGCATTATATCTCCTTATCTAATTAAATCCGCCACAATACTTTTTGTAAATGGCGCTATATAAAAATCGAAATATTTATTTCTGTCAATGTCTTCCGGGTCCATTATTTTTAAAGTTGCTTTTGTGACTTCAACTTGACCATAACCTTTTAGAAAAATGTTAAACCGATTGTCTGCTACAGGGATACCAAACATTTTGGCGTTTTGTGTAGTCATCATATCATCTTTGATTCGTTGCAGATTTCTGAATAGTGTTTCTTTGTTAGTGAAGTTGATTTTACATATTCGTTCATATATTTTATTCATTCCATCATACTTATAAGGAACACCTTTTATAGATGTTTTGTTTTCGCTGTCCAATGCAATATACTTCTTTCTATCTATTGATGAAATAAAAATTATATAATGTTTACGAATATTTAACGGGATACCTTTTAAGTCAGTTATTCTTAGAATTTTTTTGTATAACATAACTCCATCATATTGACGAAGTACAATATCGTCCTCCCCAATTTCATTCACCCGCATATATTCATCTATGATTGACTTTGTTGCATTCCGTAATAGGGATGTCAATTTTGGATTTCTTCTCATCATTTTTCCTATTTGAATATTTCTTTCGATTTTGTTTTCTCGTTCAATCCCGGTCATATCCAAACCTAAATTTTGCATTATAGAATAATGACAAGACTCGATATCATAAAGATATACATCACTTAGTATTAATTTATTATTTTCGTTTATTTGCATGATGAATGGTAGATGGGGAAATTAATCCCCATCCAAACCTTTCTATTTCAAAATATCAATCAGAACATTGTCAATTTGCAAATGATGATTGATGTCTGTAACTGATTCTTGTCTTTCGAGCAACCAATCAATAACAGACTGATTTGTTGTCAGATCATCAACAGATTTTGCTGATTGTTTATATAGCAATTGTAATGATTCTAAATCAGCACTTGCAGATAACTGTTCGGGTGTAATTGTTGGAATCGTTGGATCGATATCTAATTCAGTATCTTTCTTTTTTACTCGAATAATATTATAAGGAATCAATTTTCCATCAACTGAGGTACATAATACACAAATCAAACCTGTACGAATGCCGTATGTTTTGATAAATATATCACCGTATTGATATACAATTTTAAAACCATTGTTATATATGTCCATTGATAAAGGTGGAAGATCCAATACCGGAATTGTATCCGCATTATCAAATACTCTTAAAGTTCTTTCTTCGTGACCATTTTCATCTAATAAACCTTCTTCGTTTTTTACTGTAATGATAAGAGTTCTGTCACAATCAATACCACGAATTTCAGCTTTAACCTGATTAATATTATCGAATATTGTACTGTTAGTTTCAAACCATGTTGATAACATCTCAATTAGAATGCTGTTAGTTTGAGGTTCTTCAACAACCTCTGTGATTTCTTCTTCGCTTGTTAATAAATCTTCCTCTGGAAGATCTAGATCTGTTTCTGAAAATAATACTCCTGTGTCTTGTGAATCTTTTACGAGTTGTGTTAAGTTTTCGTTCATGAAATACTTCTCCTTTGCCTTTTTATTCTTTCCATTTTGATACATCGCTTTCTGCGTTCTCTCTCCATTTTGTTGGATCGATTATTGCATATGTTTCTAATGCAGCACCAGCTAGTGCCATAACTTTAATGATTTCGGCATATGCTTTTACGGGAGCGAATCCTCCATTGTGATGTTCAATACAATCCTCTAACCATGGAGGTAAATCTTTTTCCCATTTTCCAACATATGCTGCTTTTGCTTCATTAACATATCTTTCGAGAAATAACAGAAAGCTTGGAAAACTCAATGATGGATCATCTTTATATTCTCCAAATATACTTCGTTCATAATTTCTTTCTTTTTTATATATCTCTGTCATTTTTGTTTCGTTCATGCATTTGCCTCACTTATTTTATCTTGAAATTTTGATACAAATATTGTTCTTGCCTCTGATGTATTTCCATATTTTTTAAATAACTTATTTGCTATTTTGTCCATTCCCAAATCAGAAAGTATATGCTTAATATCATCAGAGATGGTAGTGTAAGGAAATGTAGCAACATGCTCAAATGGATTACATGCATAGTATCGTCTTATCTTTCCTATTTTTGAACCTGTTATCATCATAATATGACTTCCATAATCTCTGAAAATACTACCATATTTATTTTTTACAACTCTATACCTTGTCATTAATACAGCGTATTCATTCATGGCATAGAATGGTATCCGTTTGTCTCTTGACATTCTTAATATTTTATCTTCATCATTTAAAAACCAATCTTTATAAGTATAAGAATTGAAATAACCATTTCCGAATTTGACTATGTCTCCTCGCTTCCATATAGTATAAGTGTCTTCAATTGGTTCTCTGATGCAATCAGCTATACCGTGCAATCGAGTTGAATACCTATATCTTTCTGCTTCTTCTTCCCATGGTCGTATCATAAGTACCTCCGCCCATCAAACCCCATTGGCATACCTTTCCAGTTAATTGCAATTGCTTCAGATGTATGAATTGATTCTTCATGACTACATTTAACAATCCAATCTGCAACGCTGGGCATGTCATCCAATGCTTCTGAAATCAATCGTATTGCATCTTCAACAAACATTGGATTTTCTGCTGCAATTCTTGCAATCTCTTGTTCATCCACTCTTTTAATAACTGGGTATGGTAGGGTGCGAATTTTTGTTTCTACTGCTTCAATAACATCTTCGAGCCAAATATAATGTGGTTCTCCCTTTCCTTCAATCAATATATCAGCAAACGATCTTTGATTATGTGGATATCCTTGACTTTCATTTTCAGACAAGTGCCCACACAGCTCAGCTGAGCAAGGACAATATGATGCATATTGAACTATTACACCTTGGAAGAATTTAAATGAATTTTCTCCCCATGATTGTCCTTCAAATTTACATTTGTAGTATAACGGAAAACTGTTATCTGATATAATAGATTGTCTATCAAGAGGCATTGAAAAGTCAAATCTCATAAAGCTAGAAGATGATCCGACATTTTTTCTTATGTCTTCAAGTATTTGTTTTATTAATTTATTTTTCAGCGGTAAATCCAAATATGGTTTTAAAGTTAATAGGAGTCGAGACATTGAAATCCCTTTTGTATCTTTATCGAGATCTGTTCTTATTGAGACTTTTGCATTTAATTGACAAAACCCTCCGGATCGAAGCTCCAATTTAAATGGGACTTCAACATTCTCAACCCCTACTTGCATAATGGGTCTATGTACATTTGGTTCTGAACATTGTATATCTGGTAAATCTTTACTCATTATTTTATCCCCTCTAAATCGAGATCATCGGGATTAAACATATATTCCTTTTTTTCTATAATTTTTTCTACTTTCTTTTCCCGATGTTTTTTATTCATTGTTTTTACGTTTTTCATTTCATTAAAAAGGCGGTCATAATTAATATTTGCGGTCGGGGAGTTATAATTACTTGACGATGTTGATGAAACTGTATTACTCCATGATGATATCATTATTTATGTTCAACTCCAATTACGGTGAGGTATGAATTTAACAATTTAACTGATTCAGGAACAGTATCTACTGGTTTCGTTTCATCTAATAATTGTGAATCAATAAAACTTCTAATGTATTTATTCTTCAAATCAATACAATC